CTGTGTCTTGGCTCCTTAAGTACAGCATAAGGATGGTAAACAGGAACAACGATGCAAGAATGCCCAGAACTAGTGGTGAAATCATAAGAGTTACCTCGTTTATTAGTAATACCGCTCTTCTTAATTAACATTTTCATAGCCAAGTTGCCACAAGCAAAGACAAGGCGCGGCTTAACCTTGTCAATCGTAGCATCAAGGTGGGATCTGCACAACTTAAGGTCGGCAGGAGTCATGTCCCCGTCTTTTACGCCGGGGCATTTAATGGCAGCGGAGAACTGGGTCTTCTCTGGATACAATCCACGAATTAATTCCTTTTCCTTCTTAGAGAAGGGGTCCAGTTTTCCTAGCCTGTGTTTGAACGAATCTGACAAGAAGAGAACGTCTCCTTGGTCAAGTTTTTCGTAGTCCATGTAAGCATATTCAGGCTTACTCTGCTTGAGGATTGTACACCCATCACACAACTCATTCTCGCAGGAAGGCTTAAGTCCTGAGTAGATGTTCTGTAGTTCGCGCATTCGTCTATTATAAAGTATGGGTAAAAAAGTGTATTACATAGATAACAAGAGATTTGAAGAAATCATCCCACTATATCTGGCCGATAATGCAGAGCATGAGGCCGAATTAATGGGACTGTTCGATCTATTGATCACTAACATCATCGAAAGCTTCAAGTTTAATATAGACAAAGAGGACGCAAAACAAGAATGTTTCTTACTAATTCTCAAGACGTTAAAGAATTTCCAACCGTCCAAAGGATCAGCCTTTAACTATTTTACGACCGTCATTGTGAACAATTTAAAACTGTTGTACACTAAGAACAAGAAGTATGAGAAAAAGATTAGTGAGTATCAGGATATCGTCGATCAGAGACCAAGCTCTTTGTAGACTCGGGACAGGTAATCGTCGGACTTCACCTCTCCTCGCTTGAATTGAATCAAGTGAGGTAGCTTTGTAGTCTTGAAGATTACAAAGGCATGTGGCATCGTGAAGCTGTCCACGATATAGAGAGGCTTCTCTCTCTTGCTTCTAAGATCAGGATCCCGATCCTTTAGAAGCTGGACCAAGGTTTCCGAGTGAGTATCCCAAAGCGAGACAAAAAGAACGCCCATATCATGGCGTGATTTCTTCTGCTGCTTGAGAACCTTGTTAAGTTGATTCTCCGTGCGGAGAAAGACAGGTTTATACATTACTCAGTAATTTCAACGGTGCCACTGGTGGAATCATCGCCTACGCCCGTAAGCTTCCCATCATCATCAAAGGTAAACCCTGATGCTTCATACTCTTCACGGTTCTCTTGGATATGCTTAACCATGTTAGTGGTAAGCTCTTCCTCAAGGGCGCGGACACCATTAAAGAAGATGGAACGCACGAAGTCGTTCATGTTAATCTCCGCTGGCTTAACGGTGTTGGCAAAGTTACGGAAAGCTTCGGCTTCCTGCTTGTCTAGTTTCAGTTGGAATTTCATTCTATTCTTACTCCGATATTCGGTTTTGATTTTCCACCCTTCGGGGCGGAAGGCAAATTTTAATGAGTCAGTCATTGTTCAGGCTATTATAGTACGAGGTCAAGTGTTATGAACGACAATTACGATTTAAGCAATCTTCGCAAAAAACCTAAGCGCAAGAACAGCAGAACCAAGGGTAGTACGTTCGAGCGACAAATCGCCAAGGTACTTAATGATAGATTCAACACCACAGAATTTTCAAGAAGTCCCGGTTCTGGAGCGTTCGCCACCACCCATAGTCTCCCAGATCACTTAAAAATTTATGGAGACTTGATAACCCCAGAGAAATTTAAATTCTGTATCGAATGTAAAAAAGGATACAATAATCAAAACTTATATAGCTTATATAATTATAGTAGCGATTTTTGGAAATTTATAGAACAATGTGAAAAAGATTCTCAGAAGTGTTCCAAAGTTCCCATGGTGATCTTTAAACAGGATAGACAGCCTACACTAGCCATTATCCCTCTATGGATTGAGGTTACAGAAGATATTAAGTATATAGAAATCAATAACAAGAAACACTACAGAGTGTACCTATTTGATGAACTAATTAAATGTTGGGATTCTATGTGGTTTGAGCTATAAGCTTCTCTAATAGAGCGGCTTGACCAACAAGGAAGTCCTTCATGAGTTCTTCTGTGGTTGCACCATGGGCTTCTCTGTTTCTCACATCTTGCTCAGTCATACTATCATTATGAACTGTGGTAACTAGTTGACCCCTTTCAAAAGAGCCTCCCATTAATCCTACACCATCAGGTGTACCAACAGCGAATGTGTTACTTCCCGGCTTTCTTGTGACAGTAGCCTTACCAGAATTTACCATACCTATAGTGCCATAAGTGGTAGCATTAATTAAGCCTAGTCGTTGTGTGTTGTCTCCATAACCTCTGACATCCTTAACACACTCATCAAGAGATCCACTATCTTGTCCTGTCCTCTGTAGCAAGTAACCTAAACCTTCACCAGTTACTTCACCAGACGAGTCTGTATGCTTATCTAACTCTCTACTAATTTCAACTTGCTCTAACTCTAATCCAATTTTTTTAATGGCTTCTCGCTGTTCTGCGGTTGCGTTAGGCATAGCATTGAATCCTGCCGTAGCTAACTTAGCTCTTTCTTTAGCCTTCTTATCATTAGCGGATTTACTTTGATGCCAAGTGCGTACCATCTCTGCGGCTGCTCCTTCCACGGCCTTACCTTCAGAGTCTAGAACAGGTTGCCCTGAAGCAAGCGAATTCCAAGCTTTCATTCTATCATCAATCTTTTCTTGGAAACTACACGCAGCGTCCTTAGCACTCATACCGTCAAAGGATTTTTTATTTTTACCAGCACAAGCTTCCATCCTTCTATCATTAGCTTCTAAAAACTGTTGCTCTAGGGGATCGAGACCTTCGGTATCCTTACAGATCTTACCTACTCGGTTAGTGTTACCTTCTCCCATTTTAGTGCGACCTTTCGTGGTAGAGGTTCTAGCTTTTTGTTCTACACCAAAGGTTACATTACCTTCGTCACCATCAGCTTCAGAAATTTGACTTTTTCCAAGGTTCTCTAATCCTACTCCTTCTCCCGCACACTTGGAAGCGTGTTCAATATCTCTTTCGACCTTGGACATCTGCCCACCAATTTTCTCTTTCCACTTTTCAAAGCTCTCACGGGTAGCTGTAATACGCACATCATCTTTCTGTCCCTTTAGATCGGAACCTTCCCCACCAAATACTTCGGAGTCTACTATGTCTAAGTCTCGGGTATACCCGTTGAATCCTCGGGTAGAGGCAACAAGAAGCACCATAGCCCTAGTGCCTCCGTCTTCCATCTGGGATGCCTTTTCAACCAAAGTTGCAGCCGTTGTCTCGTTCATACCCTGCTCTTCCACCAAGTAGTTAATCGTTAGCTCAGTCATTACTGCTGCGTCTGCGCCCTCAATGCTCACCAAACAAGCTTGCCCAGCCGCACACAGACCCTCTTGGAACATACGCTTTGCCTCTTCCATCGAGCCGTTACCTAGCATTACTTCGAACTCTTCGTCAATCCTTGCTTCTAATTTTTTACACCGCTCTTTATCGCCAGCCGCCCCACAGTTTTCCAATGATCCCGCTAACTGCGTGAGGACGGTAGAGTGTTCCATCATCGGACCTCGTTTAGATAGGTCCATTCCTCGGCCTCCAGTAGAGGGGGCTTTAATCTCCTTAATGTGGCAATCTTTCCCCGCCTCAGTGCCTTTGTCTGGGCACTCCTTATTGTGTTCTTTAATCTTTTTGTTTATTTGATCTGTCGCATTTCTATACATATCATTCTCAGGTTTAGAGTCTGATCTATATTGAATGTAAACACCGTTAAACATAACTCCTTGTGGGGTTACCTGAACATTATTAGCTACCTCTCTAAGATTATCAGGAGGGATGTCCTCTCCTCGGTGAATATCTTTAACCACGCTCAAAGTGTTTTGCACCGTTGCTAACGCCTTAGCTGCCCTCTCGGGATCAAGATTAGGGGAAGCTAATAGTTTATCCGTAATGGAGGTGTCTTCAGCGGCTGCTCCTCGAATCCCAACACCCTGCTCCTCTCCTGCTTCTTTTTTCTGAACAGCATTAATAGCCTTGCTCATGCGGCTTTGTCTTTTAGCATCTACATAGCCGGGAAAATAAATACTAGTTTCTACCTCTCCTGCCTCATTGCGTGTAAATAAGCCTTCTTTTTCTTCCGTACCAAAGAGTTCGTCTTGGAGTCGTTGGGCCTCACCCTCTAAAGGGTTCTCTTGTACTTCTTGATCTTGGGTCTGATCTTGCTCCCCGCCTTCTTCACCTTCGGCCCCTTGACCAGAGGAGGCCCAAGCTTGCACTAATCGGTTAGCCTTACTATTTTGTTTTTGCCATGCGTTACCGAACCCTCCAATCTGCTGGCCGCTGAATTGAAGACCCCATCCACCGAGATTACCCCCAGTAATCTGAACTCCCTTACCTTTAGTTACCTGCGCGGTCAGGTTTTTCGCGTTACCTAACCCCTCTTCTTTATGCCCCTCTTCATTATTGCGAAGTTGCCCCAAAACCCCTATGATATCGTTGGCTACGGCAGCTAAGTCTTGCTCCCCTTCCTGCTCACGCAAAGAAAGCTTAAACGTCCTGCGCTTAAGCTGCTGGTAACTTTCTAGCAGAGAATAATAGTAGTCCATATCTTTATTATAGGAAAAGCCCAGCCCAGAAAGATCTAGGCTGGGCTTAAATTCGGAATTGTAATTGTTAGTTTAGATTACTGGGAGTTCAGAGCGGACCCAACGGGGGCTCCAAAAGTAACATGCTCCATGAAGTCGTAACGGAAAACCATTTCGATGGTGTGGAATTCGTTAGTCGAGTAATTAAATTCAGCAGTCTTCCAAGACTTGGGGTAAACCCCGAAGAGTCTCGTCTCCATCAACGGCTGGCCTTGAGCATCCAAGTGAACGATGGTAGCTCTCTGAGCTTTCCAACCATTGACTGGGGCCTGTTGAGGGCTGTTGCCATCAACTTCCGTGTAGAACTTACCGTTGGTAGGATCATAAATGGTGGAGAACCAAGTCCAAAGCGTGTTAGCAACCTTAGGCTGATAGAAGTTATCGAAGGTCACGGTCAGTTCTTCAGGAGAAGCTTTACCGGGATAGAAAACCTTGTCATTGACACGGTTAACTTCGATGTCTTCAGTAGTGAATCCAGCAGCAGTCACTTGCTTTGCAGCAAGAGTAAGCTTACCTTGAGGATCAGGAACAATCGAAGGAAGTTCAAAGTGCATTTCAAACTGATATGCTCTTACAGAATCTAAACCTTCGGAGATGACTGGGAGACCGCTTTGCAGCGCACCAGCAGAACCCCTTCCTGTATCAGCGGGATCTAAGTAGTAGGGTGAGTTAATTGAGTTTGCCATTTATTTTTCTCCTATTATCCTAATTGGGCCGATTGGCTAGTAAGGTTAAGCTCAAAGATCACGATTTCCGCAGTCTTGGTAGGCTTGATTAAGACTTTACACCACATTTCGTTTCGATCAACTCGGATCGGCGTATTAGTAGTTTCATCACAGACAACCTTGAACTCCGTGATACCTCTGCGTCTCATGATATCGTCCATGAGAGGGTTAATCAACTGCTCAACTCTGCTCCAAGTGAACTTATCGTTAGGCTCAAAGACGAGGCGTTGCGTGGAGGCGAGGATAACCTTCTTGATGTAGATCATCATTCGTCTCACGTTAATTCTATCAAGAGCAGTGGGCTGCCTTTGGGTCGTTCTCTGACCGAAGATAGCGATACCGTTTTGAGGGAAGTTAACGATTGGGTTGATGCAGTTACCACCAGAGTACATAGAGTCTCTATCACCTTGGTTGAGGACAACTTCAACATCCGTAGGCTTGGTCAAGCGACCGCGCACAAATCCAGCAGGAGCGAACCATGGGTCAGCAACCGCATCGGTGACACCCATTTGACGGGCACCGTAAATTTCAGGAGCTAACCACCTGTCCTTACCGTCGAAGACTTGGAAAACCTTCACCCAAGGCCAGTACATCGCGCAGTAAGAACTGTTTACAGCAGCGGTTCTAGTGGTAGCAAATCCGTTACTCCAGTCAATCGCATCTCCCGGCTTACCAACCGCATATGGAGGTGAGATCAGCGCAAGGAAGTCCGTGGTTCTTTCCGCAACGGTGATGAGTCCGTTCTGAATAGATTGGTTATCACCAACTCCCGGACCCGGAGCAAGAGCAATCGAGACATTCAAGATGGGATCATCCAGTGCTTCAATTCCAGTCTTACCACCATCAGCTTGGACAGATCCAATTACCGCAGTAGCAACATCAGCCGCCGCAGTAGGAATTCCACTATCACCATCCGCAAGGTTATAAGTACCTTGAACAAGCTTCACAAAGCGAGGGTTGATTGCAGCACCAGTAACAGTACCTTGACCACCCGTGAGGGTAGTTCCTGCACCATACAGGCTGTCGAGATGTTTTTCGAAAGAGGCGAGAGAAGTTACAGCCACCGTATCATCGTATGCCCCACCCCCGCCAGCGGCGAAGTTAGCAATAACATAGTTAGAAGTACGGTTGTCGTAAGTAGTTCCTAATTGGTCCTCAAGGAAAGCCGAGGAGGTAGTACCTGCAATGAAGGACTCTGCTACCACCCCAAGGTTGTTTACTTGCTCCTGTGCGTTGAAGCTACCATTCACACCCACTTCGAAGGATACACCACTCGTAGTGCCGTCCGCCTTAGTTCCAGCATTGTAACCCGCTCCGGGCCAAATACTCTTAACTAAGTAAGAAGTAGCCGAAGGGTCAGCAGTTACACCACTAGCAACCACAGCGGAAGCTGCGGTTGCTAG